GATCATAGTCCCGAGGACGCGGTTCATCCGCGCTCAGGCCGCCGCGCCGGTTTCAGGACGCATCTGGAAGTTGGCGGGTGACGGGGGCGGGTTGGCCGGCGAAGCAAGGGGGCTCGCGGCATGAGTTACCGGGGTAATTTCGCTGTTGGCGAAACAATTGACCTTTTCTTCACGACGCGTCGGTTCTCGACTGGAGCTCCGTTCACGCTCGCTGGTACGCCAGTAGTCTCGGCCTATGAGGATAACTCGACTACCGAGATTACCTCAGGCATCACACTGACGACGGACTTTGATGCACGAACTGGCCTCAATCATGTAAGGGTCGTGGCGTCTGGGGCTAACGGCTTTGAGGCTGGGAAGAGCTATAGCCTTGTCATTACGGCCGGCACAGTTGACGGGGTGAGCGTTGTCGGTGAGGTTGTTGGATATTTCACACTTGAACGGGGTGCTGTGTTCGCGAGATTGGGTGCGCCGGCAGGAGCGAGTATCGCAGCTGACCTTGCCGCGATTGAGGCCCAGACTGACGACATTGGTACAGCTGGCGCAGGATTGACGGCGGTTCCGTGGAATGCTGCGTGGGATGCCGAAGTCCAGAGCGAAGTCCAAGACGCCATTGAGGCGAATAACCTGGATCATGTCGCTGGAACAGCTACTGGTATTCCAGCTATTCCGTCTGGAACCTACTTCGACCAGATCATGGATGATGGTACAGCGACCTTTGATCGGACGACCGACAGCTTGCAAGCGATCCGGGATAGGGGAGACGCAGCATGGGTTGGTAGCGGTCCGACGGCGACAGAGATTGCGGACGCTGTTTGGGATGAGGCAACATCCGGGCACACGACTGCTGGCACGTTTGGCGAACAAGTCAAGACAGACATCGACACAATACTCACGAATGTTGCGGCTATCCTTGCTGACACTGGAACGGACGGAGTAGTGCTGTCTACCGCTACGCAACAAGCTATTGCGAGCGCCCTTCTCGATTTAGCGAACGGTGTGGAGACCGGCATTACTGTGCGGCAGGGTCTTCGCGTGGTGCTCTCGGCCCTCGCCGGTAAGCTGTCGGGGGCGGCCACTACTACCGTGAGGGTGAGGGATACAAGCGACTCGAAGGATCGCATTGTAGCGACGGTGGATGCGGACGGCAATCGTACAGCCGTCACGCTTGACGCGAGCTAGTAGATGTTTCCTGTTCGCTTCTTTGCAGACGACTATTTCGCACCGCGGTACTTTCCGAAGGTGGGGGCTACACCTGCTCCGCAAGTGTCTATCGCACGCCCTACACTTTCATTTGAGCATCTCACGAAGCTTTCGCTCGAAGATGAGTTGCTCGCTACGTATACCCTTTGGTGGGAGCCGCCGACATGAAAATCTGGCCAGGCTCAGTTCTCAGGCTCCGTATCCGCATCAAGAGTATCACGTTTGTTGCAGCGGACCCTACGACGCTCACCTTTAAGATGAGGGAACCCGACGGGACCCTCACGACGTATGTGTACGGGACGCACGCTGAGCTTGTGAAAGCCGGTGTCGGCGACTATTACGTTGACTGGACAGTGGATCAGTCCGGGCAGCACTACTGGCGAGCTGAGGCTACGGGTACAAACCCTGGAGCTCAAGAGTCCTTCTTCGACGTACTGGAGTCCGCTATATGACAAGGGACGAAGCGCTCGATCTTCTTCGCTTCCGGCTGGGTAATCTGCGGGGGCACGATGAGGCTCTTCTCTTGGAGCTTCGGGCAGCCCAGGATCGCCTTGAGAAGCTTCCAGAGCTTCCATGGTTTCTCACGAAACGTGACACAAGCGTCTCAACTACCTCCGGTATTGATAGCGTTACGCTTCCAAGTGACTTTCTTCGTGAGAATATCGATTGGGGTTTCTGGGTTGTAGACGCCGAGGGGACAGAGCATCATCTTGTCGCGATGGACTTTGTCGATTTCCACACAAAGCGCGTTGACGAGGATACTGACAACGCCCTTCCCGAAAACTACGACCTTTTAGGGGAGTCCAGTTTGTACCTTTTCCCGACGCCGGATGCAGCGTATTCGCTCGTTCTTTACTACTACGCGAAGGCCACCGCTCTCACCAGTAATGTTGAGAATGTTTGGCTCAAGCATTATCCCGATCTCCTCATCTCTGAAGCGGGTGTAACGGTCGCGAGAACCTTACGAGACGCCTCTGCACAGGTGTTTTTCAAGGAGGCTTTGGTAACGGAATTGGCACGACTCTCGACGGAAAACGTCGCCCGGAGAGAGGCCGGCCGACTTCGTGAGCTTGGGGGGTAATCGTCATGCTCATCTCTATAGATGATGTTGCAAGACATGGGGTTCTAAAGGATGCCCCTTCTACTGAGCTTCCGCCAGGGGCCTGGACGGACGCTCTGAATATGAGTTTCTATGATGGTCGGGCGCGAAAGGCAGCTGGCTCCAAGGTTTTCAAAAGCGGCACAACTATTGCACCGTACTCGCTCCTGCCAATGAAAGTTCTTACGCAGAACTTCTGGGTCTATGGCGGCTTGACTAAGGTCTATGCTATTCTTGGCCCTAATGTCGGGGACATCACTAGGACCTCTGGCGGTGACTACACCATGACCACTACTCAGCGGTGGAATGGTGGGGTTCTCAATGGGGTGCCTGTGCTAAATAACGGCGCGGATGTGCCTCAGTATTGGGCGAGTCCGGCGCTGGGAAGTCCGCTAGCTAACTTGCCAAACTGGCCTTCTACGCACCGGGCGAAGATAATTCGCCCTTACAAGGCCTATTTGATAGCTATGGACATAACCAAGAGCGGGGTGAGTTATCCAGCTTTAGTCCTGTGGAGTCATACAGCTGATCCAGGAACTGTCCCTTCGTCGTGGGATGTGACGAACGCAAGTGTTGACGCTGGGGAAGTTCCTCTAGCTGAAGAGCTTTCGGCTATTGTAGACGGTGTTCAGCTTGGGGAAGCCTTTGTAATTTACAAGGCCGGATCGGTCCACTTGATGCAATCTTCCGGCGATGCCAATATCTTTCTGTTCCGTACAGCATTCGGCGAGTTTGGCGCACTCGCTCAGGATTGCGTACGGGAACTTAAGGGTAAGCACCTTGTGGTTACGGATGACGACGTCCTTATTCACGATGGCGTCAACGCCGAGACGGTGATTGACGCCAGGAACCGACGAGCCCTGTTCTCCGATATCGACCCCAGCTATGCATTCCGGTCTACGCTTGTGGAGAACCATCCTCGTTCTGAGATGCTCTTTTGCTATCCCTCGAATGGATCGGAATACCTCAACAAGGCCGCTGTGTGGAACTGGCAGAGTAACACATGGACCTTCAAGGAGCTTCCTGCCGGTGTTCTCTCGGTGCAGAGCTCCCAGTTTGGCCCCGGCGGGGCGAGTGACTCGTGGGAGGCCGATAGCGTTACGTGGGATGGAGAGTCAATTCTCCAGTGGGATGATCCTAGCTTTGCAGCCTTTGGCGACGCCATTATTTACGGAGACGGCCCTGGGCTCGAGCTTGTGCAGCACGACGAGTCTCGTTTCCTTGACGAGGCCGGAGTTGCTTACGAAAGCTATCTAGAGAGGCGCCAGTGCTCCCTTGTGGGCGTGAAGAATGATGGAACACCTCGATATGATCCAACATCGCTCAAGTTTATCCGAGCTTTGTGGCCTCGTATTGAGGCGACCCGTGGGACGAAAATCGAAATCTCGATCGGGACGCAGATGAGTTCTGGAGAGCCAATAGCATGGGAAGGACCCATAACATTTCATGTAGGCGAGGATGAGTTCATCAACCCACTAGTTCAAGGCCGGTTGATCAGCTATCGCTTTGCAGAGAGCTCTGGGGTGGACTGGAGCCTCTTAGGCTACGACGTTGAGCTTGAGATTTCCGGAAAGAGGGGCGGATGACTCACAATCTCCAGCTCAATAAGCATCTGCCACGGAAGAATGACGAAGTCGTTAAATACTTACGCGACGCAACGCCACTCTTGCATGCTCAAATCGAGGAGATCCACCGGAGCTTCTTTGTGGAGACACACGCAGAGCCCTCGAAGCGCCACGAGCTCATGATCCGCTTTGCTGATGGGACGGATTGGAACCCCGGCTTTGGAAGGGGCCTTTATCAATACTCTGGAGGAGCGTGGAAGAAGATACTCTTTCACGACGATATGTGGGGATGATAGAGATTAAGGCCGTACAACTTAGAGGCTCCGAGGAGTTTGTTCCTTTGGTCAAGTCGTGGCTTGACGTAGTTTTCGAGGGCGACGAGATCGACAGTCTTGAACTCATTGGGCGGATCATGCAAGGGGAGTGTCAGCTTTGGGCAGCGGTTAGAGATGGACGAGAGTTGCTTGGCATCGGCGTAACAACCCTGCAACGGAGAGGACTCTACGTAGAGGCCGTGGTAGGAAGGAGTCTTCCTCTGTGGGAAAAGGAGGCTTTGAGGGTCATACACGAATACGCTCTGGCTAACAACACTCCGAAGTTGCTGGCTGACGTTAAACGAGTTGGTATGCAGCGTCGGCTTCAGAAAATGGGCTTCCGTACAGTTGGGGTACGGATGCAGTTCTCACGGGAGTGCTAGACGATGAGGGGTGGTGGCACGCAAACTGTTACGCAGAACGCAGAGCCCCCTGAGTTCCAAAAGCCCTTCATCGAGGACGTTTTCCGGCACGCGAAGCGTCTCTTCTATTCGGAGGGTCCCGCGGCGTATCCTGGTCTCACGGTTGCGCCCTTTACGCCAGTCGAGCGATCAGCGCAAAGGCAATTACTTCGGACTGCACAGGGGCCTGTGAGTGACGTTGCTCGTCAGGCCGCGGGAACGCTCAATTTCCTGAGTGGTCCGGTTCTGGATCCCCGCCACAACGCAGCCTTGGCTGCGGCAGCTCGGGGGGCTGTTCGCCCGATCTTTACCGAGCTTCGAGAGAGCACCCTCCCGGCGATCCGGTCTGGGGCGGTTGCGGCGGGGAATGTCGGCTCGTCTCGGCAAGGAATTGCTGAGGCTCAGGCTATCGAACGGGCGTCGCAGGCAGGACTCGATACGACTGCTGGCATTTACAACGAGGCATATCGAAGTGGCTTGGACGCTCTTGTGAAGGGACTTGCACTATCGCCACAGGTTGCTTCGCTGCAGACGCTTCCCGCATCGCTGACGGCCGGGGTTGGTGAGGCGCAACGAGGTATGGTCCAGCAGCTTATCAACGACCAAGTTGCCCGCTACAACTTCCAGCAGAGCCTTCCCTACCAGAAGCTCGCTGAATATGCTGGAAAGGTCATGGGGAACTTCGGCGGTCAGGGCGCGTCCACGACGACAGGCGCTGGGCTTAATCCACTCATGGGAGCGCTTGGCGGCGCACTCACCGGCCTTGGAACGGCGGGGGCGCTTGGTGAGGCAATCCCGGCGTTCGCAAACGCTGGGCCTTGGGGCCTTGGTGTCGGGGCGCTCTTGGGCCTTCTGGGGGCTCTTGGCGGGTAGAGGCAGACGATGGCTGAGTATACAATCGAGGATCAGATCAAGCGCCTTATCGAGCGTCTTCAGGTGCCGGAGCTCTTCGAGAGGGCTGTTCAACTTCTTGGAAGCTCGACGTCGGCGCCGGAGGGACCGCTTCCATGGGAGATTGTTGGCGGTCCTCCCCAGGCCGGACGCCCAGAACTTGGGGCGCTTCTCGCCGGGCAAACCGCTATGGCCCCACACTTTCCAGCAGGGACAAGTCCTTCGGGAATTGCTCTTCCAGCCCAGGCTGTCATGGTTGGAGCGGGTGGGGCTCAAGCGAGTCCCCCTGACCTCACTCCCCTACTTCAAGAGGTTCTCTTGGGGGCGATTGTCGGTAACACGGCGGGCGGTCCGTCCGTAGACGGGCCACCGCCGGCCGTCCGGCCACCCGTGGTGGCCATTGCGGGCGCACCCGCACCGGGGATGCCGGCCGCACCCGCGCCCGCGCCGTCGGGCACCGTAGCCCCGGCAACGGGCGTTGTGGACGTCCCAATTCGGGACATTCCACCCCTTCCAGCCTTTCCCCCGCAAAGGGCTGCCAGCAGCGGTCCAGACAAAGGTGGGCAGACACGCAAGCCCCCTCCGCGAGAAAAGGAAGAGAAGGGCGGCTTTGATGACCTCGCTGTTGCACTCTCCGCACTTCAAGCCCTCGCGCCGGCCGAGCCAACACTACCGGCACCGACTGTGGGATCGGGCGGAACCGGAATGCAGGGCACGCTGTTCCCTGCGACACTTCCGGTTGCTGCCGAAGCGCCCGCCGGGTTGATTGCGTATCTGCGCAATATAGGCGCACTTAGCTAGAGGAGACGAGAAATGCCACAAGGTCCTGGAAGCGATAGGCCGGGAGGCACTGGACCGGAGCCCCCGGGTCCGCCGAAGCCCCCTGAGCCGCCGGGTCCAACTGGGCCGAAGTTTCCAAAGAAGGTTCCGGCGAGCAACAAGTTCTTCACACCGGAGCAGGTTGCGCAGTTCCCAGCCATCGTGCCTGCGTCGAGTCTCGGGCAGATCCTCTCGAGCTTCGTTGGGGTGCCCCGAGCTCCTCAACCGGCCCCTCTGTTCAACTTTGGAAACCTCGGTGGGGGTGGCTTCCGAGCTATGCCGGCACCACCAGAGATTGGACAGCTCCTCTCTCTCCTAGAAGGGCTCTGATGGCAATGGCACCTCCGCCAACTTCGACTGCGCCTCTGCCAGGGGTGGCAGCGGCACTCCCTCAAGCGGCGAAGCCAGAGGACGCGAACACCTCTAGGTGGCGCCAGATACTCACATCACTTCAGAACGATCCGAGGGCAGCGTTATTTTTGATCGCAACTGGTAGTGCGCTCCTCAATCCTCGGCGGGGCCAGTCAACGGTGGCACAACTGCTTGGCGCGCCGGTTCAGGGTCTTGCCGCCCTCGGGACACTCGCAGAAGTTCAGACTGCTCGACGCGAGAGAGAAAGGAAGGCGGCGCAAGAGGCGCAGGAGCTAGCTCTCAAGACTAGGGAGACGGCTGCCCGGGAGCGTCAAGTTAGTGTGGACGAGGCGGCGCTCCAACAGCGCGGCGCGCAATTTCGTCAGCAGTTGGAGTTCGATAGGCAAAAGGCTGCGAACGAGCTTGAGATCGAGAGACAGAAGCTTGCGCGCGAGGGTCGTCGAGACGAGATCATCCTTATCGACTCGGTCTTCGATGCCGTCTCGGCCGAGGCGAACAACCTCCTTTACACGAGCGAAGAGGGGCTCCCGCCCGGATGGTTCGAGCAGCGCTTCAATCAAATGGCTGCCGGTGTAGGCTTGGGCGCCAGGATCGGCGGAGCGGCGCCCTCGAGTGCGCCGACTGTAGAGTGGATCTATAACGAGAAAGGGGAGCTTGTAAGGAAGTGACCCAGCTTGTTACAGGCCCGGACGGTACGCAACATCTCTTTCCAGATGATGCGCAGCCTGCACAGATAACGGCTGCGCTTCGGGGTGTTTACGGGCCTCCTAGGGGCGCTGCACCCGGCGCTCTTGCACGAGGCTTTATAGAGACGCTTAGGGGTTCGCCCGGACAGCTCGCGACTTTCTATGAGGGTTTTGGCGAGGCTCTCGATAGCGAGGAGCTTAAGTCAGCCGCCGAAACAATCCGAAAGGCGAAGCCGCATCCGGGATTTCAGCCCTCGGTGTCACTGGGTGAGCTTGTAGAAGAGCCGACCCTCGCGGGGATGCTTACCTTTGCTGGCGAGCAGCTAGGGTCCGGACTCGCCTCAACACTTGCGCCAGCAGCTGGCGGAGTCGCCACGGGTGGAGCTGCCGCCGTTGCTGGCGGGCGACCAGTTGCTGGTCCGGCTGCTGCAGGTGGCGCACTCGCTGGCAGCTTCGCGCTTAACTATGCCGACCTCTATGGGCAACTTCGTGATGAAGGAGTGAATAAGAAGTTAGCCGGTCGCATTGCCATTCCAGTCGGAACTCTTGTGTCGGCCCTAGATGTTGCGTCGCTCGCTGCAATCCTACCGCTTGACCTGCTTGGAGTAGGAGCAGGTGCAACAAAAGCGGAGTTGAAAAAAGGACTTGTCAAGTTTATTGCAGGAAGGATTGCGAAAGCCGCTGGAACCGAGGCGACAACCGAGGCGACACAACAATCGCTCCAAGAACTTACCGCCGCGATCGCTACAAAAAACCCGGATGTTGCCAGGCGCTTTGAGAGCGTCGCGACGGCAGCGATAGCGGGAGGTTTGACTGGCGGAGCTGTCGGGGGTGTAGGAGCGCCGCTGGCCCGAGGAACACAGCGCGAGCGTCGCGGCGTAGTGCCTCGCGAGGGGCCAGCTGGACCTCCGCCGGCGCTAGGAGGTTACGTCGAGGGAGTCCCACCACCAACAGCCCCGTCGGCACCGGCTGGGGCGGAGCCGCCTGTTGAGTCTCCGCCTCCACCCCCGGCCGAGACTACCCCGCCGTCTGCCACGGTGCCACCTCCAGCCGAGGTTCCTCCGTCACCCACTCCGTCACCCACTCCGCCGTCGCCTTCGTCACCCCCTCCGGAGGTACTACCCCCGCTACCTTCTCCTACGGCGGGAGCTTCCACAGCTCCGGCAGTGCCGCCTCCGGCGGCACCAAAGGATACATTTCCCGCGCTCCGTAAGCCCCTCGCCGAGGGTACGTCAGTCACTAGATATGACATACTTACAGCGACAACGGCGGAACGTGGGGAGCTGATTAAGCAGATTGAAGCGGATTTGGTGAAAAGAGCGCAGGCAGCTGTCCAGGGGACGCCAGAGTACATTGCTATCCTCGATGATATTCGCTCTAGTACAAGTCGGGCTAGACAAGCCATATCCACGCTGACCGGAAAAACAGATAAGGCCTCGAAGGCGCTTCTAGACCTTGCACGTTTTATCTACGCGTCATCACCGTATGGTGTCTATGCCGATGCGCTAATCGAAGAGGGTGCTCCCGACATCACCCGGTTTGTTGTTGGAAGCCACAAAACCGCCCCTGTAAACGACAGGATAGCTCAAGGCAAAGGAGGCGCCCTTGCAAGAAGAGCCCTTGTTCCCGATGCGGCCGCCTCTATCCGGAATGTGCTTGTTGACCGCTACGCCTCGCCTGAGGAGCGAGAGCTCATGGAGCTCGAGGAGAGGTTTGCAAGGAAATATCAACCAACTGAGTCGGATCGGTCTGTTCCAACTCTTGTAATAGGCCCCCCCGACGTTGTAGTTTCGGCTACTCCACGGACTATAAAGCCTAGAGCGCCAAGTATAACAAGAGGAGTTCTGCGCCCTGACTCGGAGCTAAGCCCTCTTATTAGGACGACGGGTGGAAAAAGTGGCGACTACAAAAACCTAGCCGAACGCTTCGCAGCGTCGCCGCCAGGCTCGGTTATCGCTCGGGTAAGCAATGGTGTCTTGATGGAGCGGTATCGCGAGCTTCAAGCTATTCTCTCGGAGTGGAATAAACTATTTACGCCGGAGAGGAAGATCCTTCTCATTGATGACGGCCAGTATACTGTCCTTACTGGTCGATCCCCCGGCCGCGCAAAAGGCGGCTTTGGTGTAGCTTTCATTGGTGGTGAGCCGGTTTCTGTCATACACCTTAGCGAAGAAGAATTTGCCACGTCTCCAACTACCCCTGTACAGTCTCTTGCCCACGAGTTTGGACATCATCTCGTTTACACACGGTTTGACGCCGCCCCTGAGCGGGTATCCACCGCCATTCGAACGGAATACTATCGTTGGTTCAAGGAAGGCGCTGAGCGCATAAGGTCGCTCACAACGAGGGCGAGCGCTCCCTTCGTTCCGTTCGAGATCCGTCCTGGTCAGGATCCTCACTGGTACGAGTATACCCTCTCGTTTAATGAGTTCATGGCTCAGCAATTTGCTCGTTATATGGCTAAGAAACTTTACGCGTCGGCGGGCCAAAAGAGCAAACTTGGGAGGTTTCTAAGTAGGGTCATAACGGACCTTGAGAAATTCTTCTCGACGGTCCTTCACGAACTCTGGAAACCCCGCGAGAGCTTCGAAGAGTGGATCGACATCCTCCTTCAGGAAGCCTCATACTTTGAGGACGCTTTGAACTTCCTGCCGGAGCCGTGGATGACGTCATCTAGCGACTCAGTGAATGGGTTCCAACGCCTGGCTCAGCAGTCGCCAGAAGATTGGCGACCAATTCACGACGCCCGGGACAAGTTCGGCTGGCTTATTCGTTACGTTACGACAATACTTCAGCTTGCCAGGCTAAACCCGCATATCCCTGGTCTTCAAGAATACGTAAGCCTTACACAGGACTGGTGGGCGTATAAGTCAAAGTTCACAAGTCGGGCGGACGAGGTGCTTACGCAGTGGCGAAAGCTCGGGCGTGGGCGAAGCGATCGTTTGGGGCGTTTCCTCTTCGAACTTACTCTCCGGAGCGAAGAATTGGCGCGCAGACTCTCTCTCGATGAGGTTCGAGAGATTGCTGGTCGTTATGCGCTCGATCTTCATATGCAAGAGCTTTTCCTCTCTATTGACAAGACGTTTCGCGATTTTCTTGAGGAGATGTATAGTATCGCGCTTGAAGATATCCAAAGGATTTGGGCGGGCCGTTTGAATTCTCCGGAGTTTCTAGCCATTAAGAAAGCCCTCGATGACGATTTCTCAAGACTGCGGAATAGGAATTACTTTCCCCTTGCTCGCTTCGGCAGGTGGACTATCTCGGTCCGGGCTACAAAGGACCTTGTGTGGAACGGAAAGGAGTTTAGGAAGGGATCCCTTGTTAATTTCGAGACTTATGAAAAATCGCGACTTGCTGACGCTCGTCTATCGGATATAAGGCGAGAGTTTCCCTCTAGCGACTTTAGGGTCACGAAAGCCCTTGCTGATGAGAAGACTTTTGTATTCCAGGGTCTTCCTCCGGCCGTCGTTGAGATGATGGAGAACGAGCTCGGCCTCACCCCAGAGCAACGTATCCAGCTTACGGAAATCTTCACACGCCTCTCGCCGTCCGTTTCATTTCGCAAGCACCTACTTAAGCGAAAGGGGATTGCCGGCTTCGCACAGGAGGCGGAGCGAGCGTTTGCAAACTACTTCCTCCATGGCTCTAACCACCTAGCACGGATGAAGTATTTCCGAGCTATGCGTGAAGCTGTGGACTCGGTTACACTTGAGGTACCCACTGATGCGACTGATGTTGACCTCTCAAAGCGAGATGAGATCCGGCAGGCACTCGATAGGCACTACGACTTCCTGATGACACCGCGTAACGAGCTGGAGGCTTTACGCGGCTTCGTATTCACCTGGTTCTTCTTCGGGAACGTGAAGGCCGCAGTTGTTAACCTCACGCAGGTCCCTATGTTCACCTATCCGTGGCTTGCCGCACGTCACGGCGGGATCGGAAAGGGTGACGTAAGGGCGGTTGCGGCCATAGCGCAAGCAATTAAGGATGTGCCACGAGCCCTTCGCAAGCCAGAGACCCTCAAGGCGTGGGAATGGGAGCTTATTCGGAAAGCCGATGAAGGCGGCTTTCTCAATGAAAGCTACGCGCAAGAGGTAGCAGCGCAAGCAAAGGGAAACCTGCTTACCCGAAACCTCGCAGTATCGGGTCCTGGACATGTGATGGCGAAAATTACCCGCTTCGGCGTCGCCCCGTTCGCTGCAGCAGAGCTCGTCAACCGACGTATCACATACCTCGCGGCTATACGATTGCGGCTGCAGGACGACCCATCTCTTATCGAAAGCGAGACTGGCCGGAATATCCTTTTTGAGTACGGACGCGAGGCCGTACAGGCTACTCAGTTTGAGTATGCCAAGTTTAACCGGATGGAACTCGCGCGGGGGAAGAAGGCTGTCTTCTTTATCTTCAAGACTTACCTACAGCATGCTCTTTTCTTTGCGCTTACTGATCCCGGGCGGTGGCGCTATTTGGGAATGCTTCTTGTACTCGCCGGCCTCCAAGGGCTTCCCGGAGCGGATGATCTCCTTGATCTCTACGATGCAGCCGCTACGACAATAGGGTACGCAGGCGGGCTTAGGAATCCGCACTCCGACGTGAGGAAGGATCTTAGAGAGATCTTCCAGGAGCTCGGCGAGGACCCAGACTCCCTCATGCACGGGCTTGGTCGGGAGACCTTCGGACTTGCCGGGCTCGATCTAGGACTCGGGGTGCCGATACCGGCACTGGATTTCTCCGGAAGCTTGGGGCTTGGTCGCATAGTCCCGGGGATGGAAGGGGTCCTCAAAGCTGCGACCGCCGGGGCTGTTGGCGCTCGTATCGACCTCAACGACTTCCTAGTACGTCTCGGAACGGACGTCGGAGGTGCAGCCTTCGGAGTCGGCGCGGATCTTCTTCTGGGGCTCACAGCGACGGATACACCGTTGATGCAGCGTATCGAGAGGGTTGTTCCAGCTGGGATTCGATCGGTCATCCGGGCAAGCCGCTATTGGAATGAGGGTGAGGCGCAGAACTTTAGGGGCGACCGGCTCGTAAGGTTTGATCCAAATGATCCCGAAGATATGGCCGAAATCGTAGGTCAGTTCCTCTCAATGCAGCCTACACGCATCTCGCAGGTTTATGAGAGGCAAATAGCCCAACGAGAGGCAGCGATTTTCTATACTTCCTGGCGTGAGGGTCTTCTAGCGGACTTTGCAATTGCGAGGGCAAGTGGCGAGCGCGAAGCGATGAGTGACGTTAGAAAGGGAATTGCTCGCTTTAATCGGCAGGTTCCTCCCCCCCTTCGGATTTCTGGAGATGATCTTGCTGCCTCGCTTCGCTCCCGGGTGAAGAACAAGCGCCTGCGGGAGCTTGGTCTTCCGTCGGCGAAACGCCTTCTTGGCCTCTACCGAGAGATCGGAGCCGCCTATCCGGTGAACGAAGAATAAGAGACTCAGGCGGGGAGGGGCAACGTCCCTCGCAAGCTATTACACCGTTTCGGAGCAAGCGGAACCACTCATAGGCCGTCGAGGGCGCGATACCCAGGCGCTTCGCTATCACGACAACTGGGGATCCCAGGTAGGGACACAGAAAGCCGTAGTCGCAGCAAGCGTGAGCGCTCTGCACAAAGAAGTGGCGGAGTGGGGAGCGTCGTCTAGACATCAAGGTTCCCCGAAGGACCTGGCTGACACAAGATGCTGACCGTTTGTGCGCTCCTCGATCCTAATGTAACCGGCGCGAATAGCGCTGTTGAGCGCCTCGTCCATCTCGCGTGCGCCGAGGGTTCGGAAAAACATTCTGGCTACCGTAGACCTCGGCACCCCAGCTGGGCCGCGGGTCTCAACGAAGCGAATGAGTCGCTCCGCAACCATCTGGGAAGGTGTCACATCTATGAGGGAGAAGACTTTAGGCATGTCGGTCTCGAGTGCTTCGGTGATTGTAATAGCATCTTGAAGGTCCTGCCTGCCAATAAAAAGCTCATCACGGCGCGAAGCGGCCAGCACCATTGCAAGCTTATGGACGTGACCCTGTTTTCGTGAAAGGTAGCCATCGAATTGTGACAGGTGGGCGTCGCGGCCTTGGGGGTCGTTGATGCGGGAGTACCACTCCTCGCCAAGCTCTATGGCCTCCGGCGCCAGGTGATACTCCCCTTTCAAGGCGGCAATCATCTCCAGGTCGTGTAGGAGGGCTGCTCGTTCGGCAGCAAAATCGCTTTTTGTTTGCCGTTGGATTTCGAACTTTGGGTAGGCAACAAGACGTCTTTTTCGCTCAGCGTAAACAAATACACAACGCGAAGTAAAGCCGCCGCCAATAACGCTTCGGGGCATATTTTCACTTATCCATGAGGGAGTAGTGCCAGCAATGATGTTTAGCCAAGGGTTGGCGATCGTATCGTCGCCCGACATCTTCGTGACTTTCCTCCAAGCTTCTTGTCGTCCGTCCCACAGATCGGTCAAAACGTCAGTCATAGCCCTGTCGTGGGGGTCTAGTAGTGTGCCAAGCTCAGAGGCTGCAAAGGTTAAGCAACTCATAGCCTCGAAGTTTCCCGGCTCGCCGAGCTCGACTTCTTCGCGGGCATTTGCGAGTGCTGTAATAAGCGCTTGCCAAGTTATGACATTAGGGCCGAACTTGATCGCTGGGTTTTCGCGAAGGAGGCTCATCCCAATCGACATCGTTGTAGACTTCGTAGCGACGCCGCTTGGGGCTACGAAGATAATATAGAAGTTTGGTGTCCAACGAAAATACTCTTGGTCAATATAGACTTTCCGACGAAGGGCACCAGCTATGGTAGACACCCCGGTCCAGAAGTGAAAAACGTCCGGGGCCTCGCTGAAAGAGGTGTAATGGAGGTAGGAGTGAAGCCAGTCTTTGAGACGCCGCTCTGACACTTTGTCCCTAACCCTCGCGATATATGGGGGTAATTATTGGTAGGGATAATTCCCCCTAAGTATGCAAAGCTTTGTAGGGTTCTGCATCTCCCCACGATCTGTCACTCCAAGAACAGCTCGTAGGGATCACAAGAGGATCAGGATACGGGATCGTGACTTGGATGTGCTTGCGGATACTGGGGATGATAGCGGGAAAGTGGGATTTGTGGACCTGCAAGAGAAGCGAGTCATGAACTTGTAAGAGAAACTCAACTTCTGGAAGGTGCTTTGCAACTTCTACGAGTCCGATGTTGATAGCGAGCGCAACTGTTGATTGCGGTGTCCACGCGAGGGCCTTGGGTAGAAGCGACTCCATACGATCGAAGAATGTAATGCGGAAGCCAAATCTATTTGTAATCGTCCTGTTGGTAGCGAGCTGCATCTCGGTTCGTCTGTGCCAAGTCTTGATACCGGGATGCGCGCCGAACCACCTCCGTTGCATAAGTTCGCTCTGATGAACAAGAACACCGCAATTCTTCGCCATAGTACGAGCTGTCCCTCCATAGTTCGTACCATGAACAAATGTCTTTGCCATCTGACGCGAGCATCCCAGCACCTTAGCGTTCTCGGCGTGAAGATCGACCCCCTCACGCAAGATTTGCTTGAGTACGCTGTCATCTGCCTCCCATACGACGACCTGGAGATCGGCCCTTTCAAGATCCCACTCCATAATGATGTGGTCGGGATCTGGGATGAAGAAAGATCTAACATTTGGAAAAACGAGGCGTGGATAGACTATCTTTCCAACGACCTGGATAGCCCCGCTATCCTCTTCAGCATCGATATCAGCTAATTTGAAGCCGCACTTCTCGAGCTCCGAGATAGATTGCGGTCCAAGCTCCTTTACATGTTGTGCTATCTTTGTGCCCTTCGGAAGGTTTTGTAGGTTTGTGCCGGTGCCAAAGGCGTTAAGGCTTGTAGAGAAGCGAAGAGTCTTGGCTCCAGTTACGTTGATGGAGCAACGCATCCGACCGTCAACATCGGTTTGAGCCTCTACGAATGTTGACCGAAAGACTGTCAAAGATCTTGTCTCGAGAATTGCGCGGACAATAGGCGCGAGGACTGGCTCCCGCCGGGCTACCAGCTCAAGCGCATCGTCATCCAATGTTAACCCGCCAGTCTTTGGACTCTTTATGGGCTTGCAGCGAAAGTCATTGTAGAATAGGGCGTTCATCTGCTTCGGCGAACGCGGGTTAAAGGGATGACCGAGAACGCGCTCGAGAAACTCAAAGCGCTTTCCAATTTCGCTATTGAGCTCGGACGAAATCAAAGGCTTCTTTGTCGAGTCCTGCGCTACACCCCTGAGCATCATCTTAAAGACTTCGTGGAAAAGCTCCATTTGGAATGCAAGCTGTCGCTCGAGTCCCGCCGTCACAATGAGGTCAACCATCTTTCGCCAGCACTCGATAGTCCAGCCACCATCCTCGGCGTTGTAGGCCCAAAGCTGCTCCTCGTTTTGAGACTTTTCCCACTCCTTTCCGTCGTCCTTCCAATAGACATAATCCTCGCCATAAAGGCGGGCTATGGAGAAAAGGGCCTTCCGAAGGTCAGGGAACAGGACATGCTGCATGAGCATTGTATCAGCGCCGCAGTGCGGAGCAAAGCCCCACCACTTCGCTATGTATTGCATGTCGTAAAGGAAATTGTGTCCTATCACGAAAACATCTGGATCGGTCAAAAGACGCCGGAGCTCAAGAATAATGGCTTGTTCTTCTTCGAGAGTCCAGTAGCCTTCTGGACGCTCGACACACATGAAGGGTATCGAAATGCCCCACTTCCATCCGGCGACGAGCGCTATGCAAGCAATATGCCCGCCACGAGTCTCGATGTCAACTGCAAGGCGAAGCGGATGCTCGAGAGTATCTTCACGAAAACCCCTTAACATTGACATTGTGTCCTCGAAGGAAGGACGGATTAGATGGGCGCGCTCCTTTAGGTTAATGTGGGCAAACTGGCTCTCTCGCTTCACCCGACGAAGATCGTGGACGACGAGAGGACGCCAAGACCACTGACGAAGCACACCAGCCGGGTGAAGGGTTGGTATCACCTTGTATGGGCGTCCATCTGGGCGGACAAGGCGGTGAGTGGGAAGTGCGCTTCCAGCCCACTGAGTTATCTTTCGCTTTCCAGTGAGCGCCCACATAGCGGTCTCGCCAAGAGCGACTATCACATTAGGGTTAGTTTGGCGAACTTCAGCGAAAAGATCTTCGATATGCCCCATCACCACTGGATTGACGAAGCGCCCTTCGTAGGAGATCCACCCCCGGGCAGAACCCTTAGCAAGGCTATCCAGTACGAAGTTGTCAAGATTGTTTCCTGGCGGCTGAAAGCGAAATACATTCGTTGTCCTGCACTCCGAACGAAGCAGCCCGGCGGTTTCAAGTTCGGCATTCAGCTCTTCGCCGGCAGCTCCCACGAAGGGTCGGCCTTGCCGGTTCTCCTCCGATCCTGGAGCCTCCCCCACAAGAAGGATTTTCGCATTATAGGGACCTTCACCCTTAACGTAGATGCTCATTCCTGTGCGTCCTCTCTCGAAGAGAGCCTAAGACGAGCTTTGCCGACATGTGCCTCATCCAGCTCGTATCCATGGGCGATTACACCCAGGCGATTGGCCGCCGGAAAGATAGTGCCGGACCCGCAGAATGGGTCAAGGACTCGAGAACCGGGGAGTACCGAACGCTTTAGAAGGTCTACATAGAGGTCTACAGGTTTCTGAGCGGCATGAAGCTTATTACGGACTCCTGGAACTTGAATAACGTCGCGATAGAGTGCGTTTACGGTCCGGTTGCCCTTATTCCCGTAGAGGACGCACTCGTAGTTTCGCGATGGCCCAAGAGATGCGTTCGGGATGAAGCCCACATCCTTTACCCAAATGAAAGGTCGAGGCCAAACACTCCATCCAGCGAGGTTGAAAATCTCTTGAAGGTGGAAAAATCGAAGGATGTCGCAAAATAGATAAAGATGGGCCTGTCGCGCGGCGACACGAAAAGCTTTCGGTGCGAAGGCTTGCATGAGCGCCGCCGCGCTTTCCCAGTCATCTTTGTAATCGTGAGTGACAACGATGCCGGCCTGATAACCACTTGCCTCTACCCCGTAAGGAGGGTCAGTAAGGATGACGTCGAAATACCCATTAGGAATGTCGTCGAGAAGCAAAAGCGCATCACCACAAACGAGAGTGTGGGGCGAAGCCCCTGCAACATCGTGACCCCTGAGAATACCTCGCTCCTCGGCCGCACGGAGAAGGTCGCTCTCTAATTCGTGTCGTAGGATACGAAGAGCCTTCGCCTCAGTTGGAGCCCCGGCAACAGCCTTCCGATAGAGGTTCTTCGCAAGGATGACGCGATCCCGGACAATTGCTGTTGCGTTCGTCGAGGGGCCGCCGGTGATTTCTTCGGCTGTGTCCTGTTGGGTGTGCGCCGGGTTCTGGGACAGGCGAAGCGCATGAAGTTTCGCCACGGCGTTCGCGCGCTCTTGCCAGGAAAGATCCTGACGAATGATGTTTTCCTGAAGTTCTATCTCCATGGCAAGTTCAGGTGGGAGCTCGGAAAGAAGAGTGACAGGAAGGAAGCCGAGCTCTAACGTTGATCCTTCGAAGGAGATCGCTTGCCCGGCGTCGAAGAGCTCTTTGATCGCCCGGAAGCGACGCTCGCCCGCGACGATCGCGAGGAAGCCGTGTTCGTCTTGCCGGACAACGGGTGGATGAAGGAGTCCAATGGATGCGATGGAGTCGCGGAGCTCGGCCAACCTCTTTGAGTCGAAGTCTCGCCGATGTCTGTAGGCAGGGATGACGATACGGGAGAGGTGTATGGCTTGAGACAAAAGTTCTCTCCATCCACAAGCGTTACGAACAGCCGTGCTAGGGCATGGCCCTTAGCTTGCCAGCACTCAAGAGTTGAGTCGTTGGGAAGGACGACGGGTTTGTAGGTCTTGATCTCCCGTTCGGGAAGCGCCTCACTTACATGCTCGGCTTCGGAGCCTTGAAGAGCGCTTGTCGAGTTGGGCCGATCTACCCAGAAGAATACAGTTGGAAGGGTAGCAAGGAAGTCCCATTCGTTTGGGAAGCGCAAGTCATCGACAACCACAACGGTTAACGGATGCTTGTCCAAATACCAGTAGTACCATTGGTCTACCCAGATTGAAGGGCTTATGAGGTTACGACCCCACTCTGTGCCCAAAGTTTGCATTGCATAGCGCCAGGACTTGCCGCCGAGGTAAGGATGCGGTTTGCTGCGATCTTTCCCGGTGATGTCCTCATGGGTGAGACTTTGGATGAAGAAACGTATGGGGTCTGCAAAGCGCAGGCGAGAAAAGCGAGGATAACCAGCTATAACGTCGGCGATGGTTGTCTTGCCACAACCCGACGGTCCCGCGAAAGCAAGAACGAGAGGTCTCTTCACTGCGAAAGCCCCTTGCGACCAGGGTACCAGTTTCGGTGGAGATGCGAAACTGCCCGCTGGTGGCTCGAAACGACGGTATCGCGAAGGCCGTCAAGCTCTTTCGCGAGGTCAGGGAAGAGCTGCCTCTCACGCTCCGTCATTCGCGCGGTGTAAAGCGAGGAGACGATCGAACTGTAGAGTGTGGAGAGGCGTTCGTTGAGGGGCTTGCGTGGCTTAGACATCAACCTTCTCCTCGGGCCGTCCTTCGAGATAGCGAAACTCGACAGGAAGGCCAATCCGCTTTGCTTGGGCCATTTCGATGGCCATTCCCGGCGAGATGCCCCGGTCGCAATAGACTGCCATGCGAAGTGCTCGGAGGAGCCACGCCTTCCCGCATGATATTCCGACAGTTCGCTCGCTTTGGTCGTTGTCGTCGAGGAAAAGGGGGTAGAAAAGGTGCGAGGCGAAAGGAGCCTCCCCCCTGTCGAGAGAGTCCTGCACACAGCGCTTCGCGTATGCCACATTCGCCTCGACGTCGCCAGCATAGGGCGACTCAATGATAACTGGTGGCGGGATTGGACTTTCAAGTTCCATGGAAGTTACCTCCAAGTGATGCGGGTCTCTCCCCGCCGTCACACCACTAAGCAGGTGTCGCCTCGATGTTGCCTCGATATTGCCGACCTAGAGCTTCGAGACCGTCCGGACCTCGGCGTAGATCTCGCCGGTGTCCTTGTTGACCCGGTGCTTCACGCCGAGCTTTGCCGTCCGGCCGACGATCATCGAGAAGTTGAACGGGCGCGAGGGGTCGTTGAGACCGACAGCCTCGCGCGTACGGCCGAGCGCGACGTTGACTCCCCGACCGCCAGCGATGCCACCCTCACTGGAGAGGTCGAGCCAGATCGACTGGCGCACGGCATTCTTGTCCCGGCCGGTGGTCTCCTTGAGCTTCCCGTCGCTGTCGTTGAGTTCCCACAGGTACTCGACGATGATCCGCGGGGGATTGTCGGCCGTTGCCTCCAGACGGCGGGCACCCAAGAGCTTCGAGCAAAGCCCCACGTACTCGCCCTCCGGGGGGAGGACGAACTCGACCGAGTTGGCCTCGCTGATAGTGGTGCCAGTGAGGAAAGCATCGGCGTCGAAAGTGTTGGTGCTCATTGATGTTAACTCCTGAGAGGTGGTGTGGTTGAGTTACTACGGCAGCCTAGGCTGCCGGGGTGCTCGCTGCTGTTGCAGCGAACTTCGTAAAAGTGACGCCAGCCCGGCGACGCCACTCTGTAACGAGGGGAGCGAACGATGGCTCGTGCTTGTCGTTCTGCCCGAGGAGTCTCGACTTGAGGTCCGTCCGTGTGTCGGCAGTGCTCCAGTAGAAGCGTGTTCCCTCACGTCGGGTAAGGATGACCTCAGAGAAATGCCGAGGGAGCTTCGGAGCGAGCTTCCGGCCGATCGTGGAGACCATGTTGATGACTGCGCCAGTCGTCTCGTCGCGTTCCGGCTCAATGTGCCCTGTGATGACGACCATGCACGCACAGTCATAGCAGAGCTTCATCACGAGCCGTTCAAGGTTATCCATCGCAATTCCCCACTCGGGAAAGGAGCGTGTGACGCGCGAGCCAGTCGTGAGGTCCAAAGACATCTGATTGAGCCCGGAGAGGGAGTCGATGACGAGGACTCTGTTCTGGTTCCAGGTCGATACGTCCCCGAAGCTCTCCCCAGTGCGGGAACAGACAAAGTTATTGAGGAGCTTGAGGAGGTCGTAGAACTGCCGATAGGCTCGCTTGTTCATGTCGATCTGCTTGGAAAGACCCTCCGCGCTTGTAGTGTTGATGCGGTCGGCGTTGTCGAGGAGAACGGAAAAGGGGCTGGTCGCCGGGGGTAGGTAAGCCCAATGGGCCTTGTCCAGAACCTCGGCGCCGAGTGTCTCCATCCCAGGCTCGGTGAAGAGGAAAAAGGGCTCGAGATCCAAGTTAAGGAGGGTCCGAAGGGAGTAGGTCTTTCCCGAGCCGGTGGGACCGATAAGGAGGACCTTCGGCCCTGGCATGAGCCCGGTGGGAGTTTTGGCACCCTCCGGGACTTGAACGCTTACGGACGCAGATAGCGGCATGGGCTTACTCCTGAGTGGGAAGCTTGCGGATTGGCGACCAGTCGTTATGCTCGAAATACTCCGCAATGAGCGGCTCGGGGTCCTGGCGCGTGCAGAGTGGCGACATAATGCATCCACCATAGCTTTCGCATGAGGTCGCGTAGCTTTTTGGGAAGTAATTACGCTGCCAGTAAGTTATGAGGGATGAGATCGTGTCCAACATAGAGTTGAACCACTCTTCAACTACCCACTTAGGGTAATAGTTAATCGCCTCGACAAACTCGTTGCCGGTCTTTTTCAAGCCTATTCCGCGCGTGACTGCGCCGACGACTGGAACGCCTGCTTGGTGAGCTCCCCAAGTGTAGCCAATGTATTGACCGCGAAGGTCAAAGGAGCGGCTCCAGGAAGCCCCAAGGTAGCCAGTCGTTTTTTCGTCCAGAATGACTGGCATGCCGTTGAGAACTCCAAGCATATCGAAGCGCCCGCAGTAAAGGATTGGCTCGTCCGTTACGGGATGCTTGATTGGTAGTGGGTACGCGAAGGTGAACTCAATGGCCGGAACGCCCCCTACGAGATAGGGGGTTACGTGGTCATGATCTAGAGGCCATTGGGAAAAATACCCGAAAAATGCGTCCATGACATTCAAGAAGCCTTTTGGGGCGTTTATGTCCTCGGCGGGATCGAAAGCGAAGGAGCGCAAAAGGGCTCCGCCCCCTTGAAGGACAGCTTCCTCCGGCGGGAAGCCTTCGATATAGAAGGCCCTCCGGGCGCCTTCGATGCCGGCTGCAAAGGCTCCGCCGGCATTGAGATGAACCGAAGGGATCTTGGCGCGAAGCTTGCGAATGTGCGAAAGGAAGAAAAGTCGCCGACACGACTTAGCCGAAGCTATCATCGTGGAGTCAAAGATACGGGGGAAGTCGTAGGTCTCTTCAGGTGGCATTCGAAGCCTCCTTCTCGAGGGTTGCTGCGAGAGCCGCGCCAAGGGGGGAGGTCTTCCTGCGCACGATGAGGTGATCATCGCGACAGATGAACTCTAGGTCCGCAAGAAGGACTATGAGCTTCCCGTCCTCACCCTCAGCCAGGTAGTGCAGACGGATCTTGTAGAGCTCCTTCCGCCACTCGCGAGCCCTAGTTGCCGACGGGCAAGCGATGTTGAGACCTTCCGGGCGACTTAGGGCGCGCCGGAAGATCGCAATGGCGTGCGCATAGGTGTCAGTTGAGACTGGAAGTGGTGTGTTCACGAGTTTGGGCTGCTCCCTGGGACAGACATCTGGAAGAGCTCTTCCAGGTTGACCGGAGTGCTCTTCGAACGAGCCTTGGGGGATTGGATGACGCTCATCCGATCTTGCCGAAGCCACGCAACGGCCTCGCGGATTTCCTCCTCTGAGACCTCCTCGCCGGCGACAATCCGGCGTCGAAGGTCGATGACCTTCTCAAGCGAGAAGGGTGTAGGTACTGGGGTGTTCATGGCTTTCCTGCCTCCTTTTGTCGCCTCACCCATTGCTCTAGGAGTGAGGTAATGAGGGACTGCCGAGCTCCGTAGCGGCGCTTTCCTGTGAAAGGGTCGAGCAGCCAGAAATCAAGTTCCGAAAGAAGATCGCGTGTGAGCCACACATCGACCTTGACCTTCTCGACTATAGACTTAGGCCGTGGCATCGGGAAGCTCCGAGAGCTCGGCGGACGTAGAGCTGAAATTGTGAGGAGCGGGTCGTGGATCGCACGCCATCTCTGGCAGGGTATCGGGAAGCTTCCCGCATATCGTGTGCGAGGCTCCGGCGAACTCGTCCGGGGCGCAGAGAGGGCAGAACGGGTTGCTTCCTGTTCGCACTAGGCGATGCCAGGGGACTTGCGGGTTCTGCTCATGGAGAGCCTTCGCCTCGCGATAGTTCGCGATTTGTGAAATCCGAGCGCCGCTTGGCCCCTGACGGGTGATGAACACTCGCGCCGCACGAAAGTGGCGACTGCGTTCGTCGAAGCAGTTTAGGCAATCGACGCTCTCAATGAAGACCTCGAAGAGCACGATCTGCCAGTCGCGCGGATTGGGGGCGGGCGTTGATCTGGACCTCGTCGCTTTCGGTGAGGACGCGTGACCTTCGCGAATGAGCTTCGCAAATAGGGCGTTAAGGTCGTCGGCCATCAGGAGTGTTCCTTGTCGTTTGGGTCCATGGGGGGTATATGGGGACGCCTTGGTTGAATGTCAACCGCGCTGGGAAATATATTTTCGAGGGCTTCCGAGACACCTTCTCGCGGGCGGACGGCATCGATTGAGGCTGCAGGGTTGAAGCCGGCAGCGCGCAGGCCGCTTTCAAGGGCGCTAGCTATTTGGCTTTGGTCGCGGTGGGCGAAGGTAAGTTTGTTGCCCGCCTTTCGTACGACGACAGTTTCGGCTAGAGCGGCGCGCTCCGACTCGGTGGCTGTCTTGCGCAGGAGTCCACGAAAGGCGTAGAAGGCAAAACGAACGTAATCTGCGTTCTCGGTGCTCGGAAGGTTGACTTCGACCTCTCGACTCTCCACAGCGACAGCATAGATGATGTCGAAGAACTGGTGGGGGTAGTGGGAGAGAAGCTTAGGGTAGGTTGTCACCTGGGGCCTCCTCGGGACAGATCTTCCGGGCGTGGGTACGGATCGCGAGGATAGCAGAGAAGGCTTCCTCTGCCTCGGTCCACAGCTGGATGCGGGACTCTTGAGAGGTCGGAGCGTTCTCTTGCCATCCACGAAGAATGTCGGCGACAAGCATGAGCGACATCGTAGCGTTCACGATTTTGTCAAGAATCTCGTGAAAGACCTTAGGGTCGGTCATTCAATCATCTCCTGTGTTTGGTCCTCCACGAGGCATGTCGCGAGGAAATCCGGGAAGCCCAGCTTGTTGAGCGCCTGGGCTCGAGCCGAACACTCGGTGAGGGTGGGCCACTCGCTCTCGTGGAAGCGGTACTCACCGTCTGGAGAAAGAAGGATAATGAAGAGGAAAACCTTCATTGCTCGCCTCCAAATAGCGCCCCGTGAACACGACAGTCGCTAGAGACTTCGGTGTATTGCTCAAGGTGAGCTATCTCGGGGGAGTCAAGTCGATTGCCGTTAATACGTGAGATCTCTATGGTAGAGAACCTCACGAGACCTTGACAAACACAGCCTAACCTTCGGGCCTCCACAGACCCCGGGAAGGGTATGTCGTCCGACATCATCGCTCTCCTGTGGTTACGCTTTCTGGCGTGGAATATGGCGCGCGATCTTCTCACGCAGCGTCATCGTCGCCTCCCTCGGGCTTGGTGTAGCGGGCAAAGTAGGCGCGGGCGACGCGCTGGCATGTTGGGCATTCGGGGTGGCTGTCCGCCATCTCCTCGATAACCCTCTCCGCCGCCTCGCGGCGGGCGCGCTCTTGCTCCAGCTCGGCGGTTACACGGGCAAGGG